GGAGTGGGGTCGACGCTGACGCATACGTTCGCGACGGCGATCGCTTCACCGGGCACGGAAGTCACTCGGTTCAAGTTCTACTTCGCCGTGCTCCCGACAAGTGATGCCCAGATCTGCAACGTGTTGAACAGCACGGAGGGCGTGTTCTTCGACTCAACGACCGGGAAGATCGCGATGGGCAGTACGGGCTTCGTGACGTTCCGCGGTCCGACGATCAACGCCAATCAGGTGTACGAGGTGTGCTTCCTGCAAACCAGGGACAACGGCCCCAACCTTCGCAGGTTGACCGTCGACGGAGTCGAGTACGGGAATGCTGGCTCTGCCGGTGTCGCGTCGGGTGGTACGGGGATCACTATTGGCAACATCAGCGGTCGGGTGTGCGATCTCTACATGGATGACATCATTACGTCGGCTGTTGGTGGCGACTACCCGATCCCGAGTGGCATCGTCGCGGGGCTCTATCCGAATGGCGACAAGCCGAACGCGTCGGCCAACCCATCCAACGACAGCATCGGCCACTTCTTCTCGGCAACGACTGACTTCGGGAAGGGAACGGGCGGTGCGACCGCGACGGGTGCGCAGAACGTCGAGAGCACGACGTGGCAGTCGCTCAACAAGCCGATCCCCGTCACCACGCCGACGACGTGGGTTGCGAACCTCTTGGGTTCCGTCAGCGAATACTTGGTGTGGACCCTTGAAGACCTGCCTGCCGGAGCGCAGGCCATCAACGGCGTGATGGCCGTCGCATCAACGCACTCGGCGGCAGCGACCGCGAACGAGTTCGGGCTCCTACAGGTGCAGGACACCATCGGGCAGGTCGGTGCAACTTTCGGTGTGATCGACCTGTCGGAGATCACGCCGACCATTCCCGTCGTGATCGTGGCTACCGCGCCGAACAGCGTCCCGTGGAGTGTCGCGAACGTCAACTCGTCGCTCCTTCGATGGGGCAACAGCAGTGACGTGAACCCGGACCCATATCTCGATGGTGCGTGTCTAGAGGTCGACTACGTGCCGACACCACCCGCCACTGCACCACCGCTGAAAGTTGATCCATACCGCCAGTTGCTCAATCACTAGGGAGAAACCATGCAACTCGACACGTATACGGTGCCGATGCTGAACCAGACCATCGTCGGCGATGCGACCCTGGTGATCATCCACACCCCGACTTCTGGTGTGGCAGCAGGCAGCCACATTGAAATCCTGCGGGCCTCGGTCTCACAAATGACCAGTGCAACCAGTCAGCAGCTTGGCGTGATCGTCGGAACCAAGGCCACTGCGTTCGGCACGTACACCGCAACGACTCCGGTGCCCACCACACCAGGAACTAGCGCCAGTGGTATCACCGGGGGCACCGCTGGAGCAGCGGGTACCGCAGGCACCGACGCCACTGCCGAAGGTGCCGGTACTGTCACGCCAATGTTTGAAGAGGGCTTCAACAACCTCAGCGGTTGGCTCTGGATTCCCACCGAGGAGGAGCGCCCGCTCCTACTGAATGACCAGGCGTTTATTTTGAAGCTCGTAGGCACGCCTACTACGCTCACCAACTGGAACGCCCACGTCACGTACCAAGAGCGGGTCTAATGCCTAGAGGGCTGTACGTACATCAGCAGGTTATTCAGCAACGTCGTCAGTACGTTCCTGCTGCTGTCGCGGCCCCTGGTGTCGTTACCTTTTCTTGCAAGATGGCCACGGCTACCAGTGCCAAGATAGTTCCTGGTCTCACCACCTTCTCAGATTCGTTCAGCCGGGCCAACTCGACCACGACGCTCGGCACGACGGATACCGGGCAGACGTGGACGGCGAGCGGTACGTGGGGTATCGACACCAACCGCGCCTACTGGGTGAGCGGTCCCGGCGACAACCAGGCGACCGCAACGGTCGAGACGGGACTGTCGGACTGCATCGTCAGCGTGACAGTTGCAGTGAAGGGGGCGCTGTTTGAGGGACCGATCTGTTTCCGCGAAGTCGACGTCAACAACCACTACGTCGTCGGCTCCGTGAGCGGCAATGCCTGGGCGATCTACCAGCGGACAGCGGGCACCTATTCGGCACCACTGGCGTCGGGTGGAGTCTTCCCTCCGTTCGATGGCGACGTCATCACGGTCGAACTGTCGGGCGGCAACATCGTCGTGAAGCAAAACGGCGTGCAGGTGGTCGCGTACTTCTCGGCGGTCTATCAAACGGCGACCCGACACGGGCTGCGGGCATACGGCCTAGCGACGAACGGCACCCGGCTCGACAACTTCTCGGTAGTAGGCGGCAGCACCACTGGACGCGGGTTCGATGTCAAACGTGGGTTCGTAGCTAAAGCCGCTACCGCTACCAGTGCCAAGGGCACACGGGTCAACCGCACCCAGCGGTTCACAGCGAAGCTGAACACTGCCAACAGCGCCAAGGCGACACGCATCAACCGAGTCCAGCGGTACACCGCCAAGATGGCCACCGCTAACTCCATGAAGGAAACGTTCTTCAACCGTGTGGTGCGCATCACGGCCAAGGTGCCAACAGCTACCAGCGCCAAAGCAACAAAGCTCAATCAGCTCAAGCGGTTCACTGCCAAGGCCGCTACCGCTACCAGTGCCAAGGAAAATATCTGGGTTAGCCGCAGCGACCGAACTACGCAGATCAATGTTGCGACCAGTGCCAAGGTCACACGTCTGAACCGTGTGCGCCCGGTAACCGTCAAGATGGCGACGGCTACCAACATGAAAGCCACGCTGAGCAAGATCAAGCTGTTCAGCGCCAAAATGCCGACGGCCACTAGCGCCAAGGCCACCCGTATCAACCGGACAGTCGCTCTCGGCGGGATGAAGGCCAATATCGCTAGTAGTGCCAAGGCCACGAAGCTGAATCAGCAAAAACGCTTTGTAGCCAAACTTCCTACCGCTAGCAGTACCAAAGCCACCCAACTGAACCGGTTGAGAGCGTTCACAGCTAAGGCACCCAGTGCCAGCAGCATGAAGGCTGCCCTGAGCAAGGGTGGCGTCAAGGACTTCATTTGGAAGTCGCCGACTGCTGCCAACATGAAGGCGACGGCCAAGGTCGCTCGCCCGCTGACAGTGAAGTTCTCAACTGCTGCCAGCATGAAGGCGACCATGCGGGTAGCTCGCCCGATGGTGGCCAAGGCAGCAACGGCGACCAGTAGCAAGGCCACTCGTATTCAGCGGCTTCGGCCATTTGCAGGAAAAATAAATACGGCGAATTCAGCCAAAGCCACTCGGCTGAACAGGTTTGAGCGTCTGTCGGCCAAGGTGCCTACCGCCACCTCCATGAAAGAATCGTTGCAGGCGACACGGCGGTACACGGCCAAAGCACCGACAGCTACCAGCGCCAAGGCCAACCTCACTGCTGCCGGACAGAACATTGTTGCCTTCAGTTGCAAGATGCCCACCGCCTGCAATATGAAACCGACCGTGCGTGTGGCTAGGCGCTACGTGGCCAAGCTGCCCACAGCTACCAGCAGCAAGGCAACGATTCTCAGCCGTAGCAAACTGCTGACGGTGAAGATGAACACTGCTACCAGTAGCAAGGCTACCTCGCTGCGTAGAACTCGTGCGGTGACGGTCAAGTTCAGTTCTGCTCAAAGTATGAAGGTCACCAAGCTGCGGCTGTTGCTCCGGCTTGTTGCCAAGCTGCCCACCGCCACCAGCGTCAAAGCAAACCTCGGGCGCAAGCAAGTGCTTATCGTCAAGATGCCCATCAGCACCTACATGCGGGCAGACTTCACCGGGCGCACCGTACCGCCGCTTGAGATATTTGTTTCTGTCATTGATGGGATGGGGATCGAAGCCATTGAAGGCTTGGGTGTTACTGTGCTGGACAGTCTTGGGATAGAGTGCGCACCAGTTGATGTGGAGGCACAGATAACATGAAAACGATTGAGGTCCAATCCTCTAGTAAGGAATATGTGCGGGCAGCGGTAGCAGCCACCCGAGACGACGTCCTCAGCGGCACGCCTGCGTTTGCCTTCAACACTGAGCAGAACGACGACGGCCTCACCTTTACTGCCGGAACCTGGCTGAGCAACGAGAAATCTATTGAGCTGGTGGACGATCGCTACCAGGAGGCGTACATCGCCCAGGCGCTCGTCGGTCCTGGTACCCCGAACGCACTTGCTACCGGCACGACCTACTTCATGTACGTGCGGGTTTCTATGGGCGCACAAGTACCTGTACGCCTAGCTGGAAAGGTGAAGGTGCTCTGATGCCCACTTGGCGTGAAAAGGTAGAGATCTCTGACCCGTGGTCGTTCTATGACTACAAGGAATCGTTCTACAACCGTGGCACCGGGCAGCTACCAACGTGGGCTCCTCCCAACTGGGTCGGTGACCATGCCCGCAGGCTGGCGGCGTACCACCTGCTGGACGACTACTGCAAGAACCGCAGCCGTGCATGGATGTCCAGTGACCTGGACGACGAGGACCGTAAGGACTACAGGGAATACGGCGACCCTGCCATGCTGGTCAACAACATCACCAGCAGCATCGTGGGTGACAGCCAAACCATCAAGGTTGAAGGCTTGCAGGACGAAGCTGACGTCGGTGGTCCCAGGACAGCACTACAAGACACCCTCAACGAGTGGGCACAGCAGGAACGCTTCTACCTGAAGGTGCTGCACAATGAAAAGACTGCCGTCAAGCTGGGCGACTGCTGCTACGTCATCGGCTGGGACGCCAAGAATCTGCGTCCTCGGGTTCGTGTGTATGACCCAGGGTTTTACTTCCCGGTACTGGACGATTGGTCCCACGACGAGGACTACCCTCGCAAGGTACACATCGCCTGGGAGTACGAGCGCCCCGACACCAATGGCAAGAAGCGCAGCTACCTGCGTCGGCTGACGTGGTGGCTGGCCGAAGGGGCACCGCAGTCATTGCCTTGGAATCCTCTACCGGCCACTGACCACTGCTGGTTCGAAGAACTTGAGTGGGTGATGGATGACGTCAAGGCTGCCGTGGCTGACCTCAGCGACGCCAACGCACTTGAAGTCACACCGGCACAGGACTTGGGCATTGACTTCCTGCCGGTGATTCACATCCCCAACACCATCAATGAGACAGAACACTATGGGGACAGCAGCCTGGGTGTGGTCATGCAAGCACTGGACGATCTCAGTAGTGTCACCACAGATCTCCAGGCAGCAGCGGCTACCACTGGCAGCCCGCCGCTGGGCTTGGACGATGCCGACGTGCCTCGCAGCGAGGACGGTGAGATCACCACCTACGGCCCTGGCCAAGTGTTCGCAGGGAAGGTCACACTGGTCGACACCTCCCGTAGCCTGGACGCCCTACTGAAACTAGAAGAGTCGGTGCAGGACAGGGTGGCGACCAACGCTCGCACCCCGAACACATTGACGGGCCGCATCGACCCCGAGAAGGTCAACAGCGGCATTATCCTCACGCTGAGCTTCCAGCCTCACGCCAACATGATTCGTGAGATGCGTCTGGTCCGCAAGGACAAGCACGACCTGCTGTTGAAGTTCGTCATCCGCTACATGATCCAAGGCGGCATCGTACCTGCCTACTACCCCACCCACCTAGAATATGGCAGCTACCTGCCGAGCGACCGACAGGAGATCAGCAGCATTGTCACCGCTGGTATGCAGAACCACAGCATGTCGGTGCAGACTGCCGTGGACATGATGGTGCAGGCGGGGTACCCCATCGAGGATGCGCAGATGGAAGTGCTGTTGATTCAGCAACAGAACTTCGATGCTGCCAGCAAGGCGCTCGATGCCACCGGAGACATCAACTTCAGCCGGAGCCTGCTGGGGCTGCCACCCATTGAGGAAGACCTGCTAGGAGGCCCGGAGACTAACGGTGCAGGCGAGGTAAACGTAGGAGATCTGACCGAAGCACAGATACCACCGGCACCAGAGCTACCGGTCTAGCCTGAAGATGGTGTACGGTATCAGCCAACCGACCCAGGTCGGATGACACCCGCCTAGCGGGACAACAAGGAGAAGTGGGAATGGGTACCGAGAACGAGGAAACCCTCGAAGATGAACACGAAGACGACGAAGGTGAAGAAGAAGCACCAAAGTCCAAGAAAGAAGTCGTCATGTCACAGCGGCGGTTCTCTGCCGTGATGACTCGTGAGAAGGACGAGGGACGACGTGCTGCCAAGCGTGATCTCCTGGGTGAGCTCGGCGTCGAAGACGTCGACGAACTTAAGGACATCGTGAAGGCTGCCCAGGACGCTGCGGATAAAGACACGAACGACACCGCTCGTCTACAACGGGAAGCCGACCAAGCTCGTCGAGTGGCCGAAGCCGCCAAGGCCGAAGCAAAGCAAGCCCGCTTCGAAGCCAAGTTGGATCGTCGCCTGATGGCTGCTGATGTTCCCGCCAAGCGTGTCGACAAGGTTCGTCGACTGCTTGACGTGGAAGTAGGGGCCGAGGATGACGAAGTCGCCGACGCCATTGAAGACCTCAAGGAAGAGTTCCCGGACCTCTTCAGGGTCACTGCGCCTGACACAAGCGAGGACGAGGAAGAGTCCAACGGCAGTCAGCGCAGTGGCCCCACCCACAGCGACCCCGGACGATCACCAAGGAAAAAGCAATCACCTGCATCCGTGCAGGACCAGGCAAAGAGCCTGCTGCATGAAAGACATCCGAACCTGGCTCGTCAGAGCCAGTAGCAGGCAAGGGAGGTAACTCGTGCCTGGTACGAACATCGGTATCACCTCCGAAACGTTTAACAAGGGCAGCGATAAGTCCTGGCTCGGCACCCGCATGGGGCTCCGGGATATGCGCAGCATCACGTTGGACATCTCGGCCTTCGATGCAGAGCACGTTGCTGGTGGGTACATCCCCAGTGGCATTGCGCTCGGCATCATCACAGCAACCCAGAAGTACGGACCCTACAACGACGCGGCCCTTGACGGGTCGCAAGTGCTGCGGGGACACCTCTTCGAAGAGGTGAAGGTCACCGACAAGACCACCGACCCGGACGTGGGTGCAGCGTTGTTCTGGACGGGCGTTGTCAAGCTGTCCAAGCTTCCCCAGTTCACCGGTACCGGCAACCTGAAGGGGGAAGTCGACGCCGCAGGGCAAGTCGACACCGCCGGATGGATTCGGTACGAGGCCTAGGAGGAGCTGAAACCACATGCCCAACATTGTCTATGACCTTGTCCTCCCTCAACTCCTGGTCAACTACGCCCGGGAGTACGACAACGAGGTACTGCGCAACCAGTTCATTCTGGAGGCGTTCCTCCCCAACAAACTGATCGACGACTTGGAGTATCGGATCCGCAAGGGTACGATCACCGACGTCGACGCCGGTCAGTTCCGTGCGTGGGACACCCCGGCTCCGATGACCGGTCGCCCCGGAGTGACGCGGATTCGTGGTGAGCTTGCTCCGGTGAGCCGCCAGATCCCGCTGGGTGAAGAAGAAATGCTCCGCCTGCGTGCGTTGGAGCGTGGCAACGATGACCCCATCATCAGCGCCATCTACGATGACGTGGAGCGCATGATCCGTTCGGTGCAGGCTCGTGTGGAACTGGCCCGAGGCCAGCTTCTCTACACGGGCAAGGTCACCATCAACGAGAACGGTCTCCAGATCGAAGCAGACTTCGGTCTTCCGGGTAGCCACAACGTGACTGCCGGTACGGTCTGGACCAACACGGCAAGCGCCACACCCCTCACCGACCTGCTCACATGGCAGGACTTGTACATCACGGACAACGGTCGTCCTCCGGGAACGCTCCTCATGGCGCAGGCTCGTCTCAGCAACCTCTACCTCAACGCAGAAATGCGTGCGGCAGCGGCTGCCAACGGGACCACCCCTGCCCGAGTGAATCGGGAGACCGTGGACGCGATCTTCGCAGCCAACGGCCTGCCTCCGATCTCGGTGTACGACGTGACCGTACGTGTGGACGGCATTGCCACCCGACCTATTCCTGCGGACAGGGTGCTCATGCTGCCCCCGCCGGACGAGCCGTTCGGTAACACGTTCTACGGCGTGACGGCGGAAGCCATCAAGCTGCGTTCTAAGGGCTACATCGAAGCAGATGCAATGCCGGGAGTGGTTGCGGTGGTCACGGAAACAGACCACCCGGTGCAGACCTTCACGGTCGGTACCGCCATTGCTCTACCGGTACTTCCCAACCCCAGCCTGCTGTTCGTCGCAGACGTAGCCTGATCTCTGGCCGGGAGTGGGGCTCTCCGAGATCTTCATTCCCGGCCAGGCCCAACACGAGAAAGGAACTCAGTAATGGCGAAAGAGCTTGCAACGGACACCTACGTCACCGACAAGGAGACTGGGCAGTCCGAGATGTACCCGGCAGGTACCAAGGCCAGTGACATCCCCAAGGAAATGCTCGACCAGATCAACAATGAATCTGCCTGGGGTGACTCAGAAGAAGAGATCGACAAGGAAACTGGCGACCCGGTGCAGGTACACGACTACAGCAGCAAGTCAGCCCAAGAGCTGACCAAGATGGCTGACGAGCGTGGGCTTGTGCTTGGCAGCAAGAAGAAGGAAGACCTCGTCGCGGCTCTCGAGGAGCACGACAAGACCCGTAGCAACGTCGAAATCGGCGAAGTTCCCTAGCCATGCCTGCCACCGAAGCCGAGCTTACATACGCACGGAGCTACATCGGTACCACGGAAACCGATGACGTCTTCAACGAGCGTGTTGATCGGCTGGCACTGAGCTACACCGAGCGTGCAGACACGATCGATGCAGCCATCGAAGAAAGCATCCGTGCCCAGCTTTCTTCCTTGCTCCTTGACCAGCCTGGTCAGGCCAGTGCACCCGGTGGAGTTAGCTACAGCAACGGGGCGAACATCCAAACGCTAGCGCAACAGCTCACGGCTTTCCAGCAGGGAGGGGGCTCCTCTGCTGGGGGCCGTGGGATCCATGTTGGAAGGCTGGTGCGAGAGCGGAGACGGTAGATGCCTCAGGCGGCAGAAGACCTCGCGGAGGATATGTACTACCGTTTTATAGAAGAGCAAGCCGAACTCGTTAATATCCAAAGAAGATTGATAGAGAGAGCCACCCTCGTCCAGTCCCTGCCCAAAGCCATGCTGACGAGCCAGGGACCGGCGGAAATCACTCGACGTATGCAAGTGCTGCAACGCATCACTCGGCAATACTTCGCCAAAGACTTCGACCCTATCTACCTGGCTGGTGCTCGCAAGGTTGATCCCACTTTTGCCATCGGGGCGGCAGATCGTAGTTTCCTGGCGAAGCTGAATCTCCAGGAGTACCAGAAGCTCACTGCTGCCATGCGTAACGTGCGAAACGAATCCAGGCGCTTCGCCGAGATGGTGTGGAACGACAGGCAGGACCGCCGCAAGAAGCTGGGCATCAAGTACACCCACGTTGATTTCGTCAACGCCAAGCCACTGCCAGATGAACTCACGGGGCTCACTCCTCGTGGGGTCATGGCGATCCTGGCGAAGAACCCCAGCACCGGACGGGACAACAGTGCTCGCACCATCAGGCTGCGTGGCATCAAGGCAATACAGTTCCGCCCCGGTATGCGTGTTGACCCTGGTCACGAGGGACGAATCAAGTTCGACAAGGTGGGTAAGAAGTACACCCTCGGTGACTACGGCAGTATGGTCGTGAAAACGAATGCGAGCCGTGCGTACAACATGGGCACCCTTGCAGCTATCAAGCGTAAGGGGTTGAAATACGTCAGCGTTACTGATGGCCCCGAGTGTGGCTGGACAGCCCACGGCGATGGTGACCTGGCCAACGGCAAGGTCGTCACCATTGAAGAGGCCAGGGCCTACCCCATTGCCCACCCCAACTGTAAACGTGCGTTTCATCCTGCCTCCCCCGAGGACACCAGACGAGAAGAGGAAAAACGAGCCCGAGAGGCAGCAGCAGGAAAGATCCTCGGGGAGACAGCTACGCAACGGGCACTCCGCATTGGTGTTCTGTCTGCCACCGGACTGCTGACGGCAGCGGCAGCCACCAACATCGGTGAGGCTGGCTTCACTCGCTTCGTTTCTAGTCAGTTCTTTAATAAGATCGTGGAGCGTGCTGCGGCGGTGGCGCTGAAGGGTGACCGCATCGCTACCGTTACCTTGCAGCGGCTGAACCGCTTGGCCGACTTGGTTGAAGTTGGAGGCGAGAAGGTACTCGCCAGCGTGACGCCCATTTATCCTAACGGGCCGACCAGCCTCCCAAGCGTTCCTATACTGGACCAAGTTCGGTATGCCGGGGAACGATTTATTCAAGAGCCATACATTCGAACGACAGAGTTCGTCAAGACTGTTGGCGGAGGTATCTCTAAGGAGATCAAGACAGCCATTGGAGCACTAGACGAAACTATAGAGGACAAGATTGGGGATAAGTTCCAAGCTGCCTACCACGTGGCCAAGCGCGTAGCAATGTCCGAGGACACGGGCGAGAACCTCAAGCGCGTCATAGACATGGAAGCCAAGCGCCGAGGCATGTTCGAACGTGTGATGGACAAGCTGCCCGGTAAGCCTGAGATCCGTGCTAGCTGGTCACGGTGGGGGCCACGAGCCGTTATTGATCTCACAAGCTGGGTGCGAGCCAAGGTCACTGCCACACCTACCGGGCTTATCCGTACACTGGCAGTGAAGCCAGCGGGTGCAGTGCGTGGTGTGTTCAAGATGTACCAGGACGGTACGCTGGGCGGCCACATCAGTGTCATCCCGAAGAACTTTGCCCGAGGTATCTTCCGTGCCATCGTAGAAGTTGATGAGCAGGGTCACCTCGTTGGCAACCTGCGCCTGGTGCCTGGCGGTCCGCTACGACTGCGGCTGGAGTTTGTTACCGACGCCGTCAAGCAAGACCTCAAGGACTTCACCATCAGTCCTATCGGCGCAGCAGCCAACTTGGCCGAGCAGGCAAGAAAATTCAAGTTCAACCGTGCGGTGCTCGAGCTGAGAATCTTCAACCAGTCAGCATTTGAAGTTGCTGCCAATCTGCGTCTACCGGTGAGTGATATCAAGCGAGCTATCAACGCGGCCAAAGAGGTTGGCAAGGTCGTCGAGGCAGCAGGTGCCAACAAGTACACCGGCACCATCACTCATTTCATCCGGAACCCAGAATTTGTGAAAAAAATATTTGGCAAATCTAAGTCCAGTGTGTTCGGTAATATCAAGTTCAGTAACTTGACCAAGCAAGCACTAGAGCAGAGCAAGCTGCTGGAAATAGCCAAGGGGCTAAACGTTCGCCTGCTCACCAAGGCACAGCTCACCAGCAAGGGGCTGCAAGCTATCGCCACCAACATGCGGCTGCATGGGTGGATCGTCTACGACATCGGCAACGTGCTCAAGCTGCGCTGGCGAGACGTACAGGTTCTCATCAACAATGGCATGGCCCGTACTGTCAGATTCATGGAGGACCTGGGGGTCCGTAAGCCGGAAGACCTACTGCCCGTCTGGCGAGAGCGGGTGGCACAGGCGCAGTTGATCGTACGACGCAGCCCAGTGGCAGCCAGGGGCTACGGGGTCAACGTGGCGGAAACAATCAAGCGGGCACTGGAACCTATCTACCTGGGAGCAACGCCAGGACAGGCCAACCGCTATCAGATTCGTGCCCTGCAAACCTTGATCGGCAGCAAGTCCGGGGACACCGTAGAACAAACATACAACAAGCTACGAAATATGATCAACTTTCTGCGAGATCAGGAGTGGGTGGAAGGCAACTACATCCAGGGCTACGCCGACGGCATCACTGAGGCCATGATGCGAGCAATCGCCAAGGACCTGACCAGCCGCAGGCGTACGCTCAGAGTGGTGTAACCTTCTGCGCCATGGACCAGCAACACGACTTTGTGGTGGTTGAGGAAGACGGTGTTAGAAAAGTATGGATCGACAACGAAGAAGTTACAGGCGAAATCACTGGCTTAGAGATCCACATGCCTCCGGGGCAGGCCACGGCGCTCATGTTGTATGCCACGCCCGACAGTCTCAAAATCGTCGACCGTGGCTACATCTACGTGCAGCCGGTAGTAGATGGCACCGTACTGAACGACCTCGATCCTTTCGAGATCGAACAGATGGCCATGGAACGTGAGTCATGGGGAAGTGATAAGCGATTCGTAGAAAATCTGCTTGATGTCATCAAGGAGAAGCTCAGTGGCCAAACCCCTTAACCTGCTGCCACTACAGAAGTTCGTTGAAGACCAGATGACGGATACCTGCTATATCACCACGGATACTGAAGGCACCACTGACGATATCTTCGACCCCGTCACTGGTGGGTACACACCACCACCGAGCGACACCGACTTCATCTACCAGGGCAAGTGCTTCGTCAACACGCTCAACGTGTTCCCGAGTCAAGCCACCGAGGCCGGTGCCACGACCATCAGTACTGACTTCGAACTTCACCTGCCCAAAGACAGTCCTCAGGTTCCTGTGGATGCACTGGTAGTGATCACTGCCAGCATGCGGGATGCCAACTTGGTCGGCGACAGGTTCATCGTACGCAGCAACAGCAATAACAGCTTCGCAGTCGATCAGACCGTGCGCATGTACGCTAAGGAACAAAGGATCGTGCAGTGAGCAGTGCCAGCATTCAAGTCACCGGCTTGACTGAGCTGCTCCTTAAACTTCGCAGTACCAAAGAACAAGCGCCCCGCCGAGTACGCATGGTGAACGCTACGTGGGTGCCTCGGCTGCGCATGATGTTGATCGCCCATAGCAGCGGCAGTCCTGGTCCGGAGGTTCGTAGTGGTGCCTACAACGCCGCCTATGACGTGCACCTTACTGACGGTGGCATGGGTCTGGAAGCCTCTAACCCTAGTCCTCAATCCGCTAGGCTTGAATATGGATTTGTCGGTCAGGACTCTCTGGGCAGGCACTACCACCAACCTCCTTTCCCTCACTTCCGCCCAACCATGGACGAAGCAGGTCCACAATACGTAAGCGACATCCGCAGGGCTGTCCTTTTCAACTGGTGGTAACATGGATTTCTGGAGCTTTGAAGCCTCGCTGACACTGTGGATGCAGACCGAATCTGGTCGCCCCATTGGTCTGGCAGAGATCCCAGGCAAGGATCCGAACATTCCCTACGCAATCTTCACGCCTATCAACAGTCCCCGTGGCGACGGCGATTACAAGATGACCGAGAGCCACCGAGACTATGTGTTTCAGATTCTGTGCGTCGGCAAGTCGCCCCGGCAAGCCCGCTGGATGAGCGACCTGATGCGCAACGTACTCATCGGCAGAGATGTCACCACAGGTGCTTACTTGCACGGTATCAATCTGCCCGATGTCCCGGACACCACACCGCCGACGCCACCGGGAGCCAGCGTCCTACCGGGTAGCCGGTACTCAGATGCTGTTGGCAGTATAGTGAAGACCGGCGACACTGTGTTTCAGGTCGTTGACACCTACCGATTCAAGGTGGCGTAAATGAAACTCAAGGAAGCGGAAGTTGCAGAAAGGAATCTCGACGAAGGTTGGGTCATCATGTCCCACCCCGACCTCGAAGATTCCTACTCAGCAGTACCTCTCCCTGCCTTCGAGGAGGTATGGGAAGACAAGGGGTGGACGATCAGCCCACTCCACAACCCGGACACCGGAGAGACGTACTCCGAGGAGGAACGGGTCGCACAAGCCAACGCCGCAGCAGAAGCCAGGGCACAGGAAAAGCCCGCCGATGCGAAGGCAGCAGGTGCCACCGGAGATCAGCCGGAAGCAGACGACCAACAGGCACCGAAGGAGTAGTCGATTATGGCAAGGTTCCTACGTCGAGGTACCACCCGGTTCTACTGGGTGCCCACCATCGCAAGTGCGGCCCTTGTGCCTACGACCGCAGAGGTCACAGCAGGAACGAGGCTCGACAGCCAGTTGAACGAGGTTGCGGGGTTCACGTTCGGGAACAACCCGATCAATGCTCCTGACTTCCTGACCACGTTCGTTGGCCAGGTGGCGGGTGAGGACACCAGCGAGGACTCCTCGCTCACGTTCTACGAGGACACCGTCACCAACCCCATCCGTACGCTGCTCGCCAAGGGCGCTTCCGGGTACATCTTCATCCTCAAGGCTGGTACTGCCGGTGCGAACCCGGCAGCCGGTGACAAGGGTGACACCTGGCCCGTCAGTGTTGGGTCCAACGCTCCCATCTACACCGCCGACAACGAAACGGCGAAGTACATGGTGCGGTTCATCAACACGGCACGTCCTGCCGCAGATGTCACAATGACCTAGTAGTTCCGTCTCCGCCATTGACGGTTTGCAGTACCGCACTACAGCAGTACCGAAGGCAGTACCCATAGCATCAACAGAAAGCAGTACCATGGAAAATGGCAACGACAACCGCCCAGCGGTCAAGGACCGCCTCAAGAAGAAGGAAGCAACTCGCAACAAGGTTCGCATCACAATGTCTAGCGACATTGCCGATGCCCTCAGCGAGGCAGAAGAAGCCCACTCGCTCGCACAGATGTCCCTCATGCAGAATGAGGAAGACGCCGACGTCAAGCGCAAGCTGGTTGATGCTGAGGAAAACCTCAGGGTAGCCAAGGAAGCAGCGATCGAAGACAGCATCGAGTTCGTATTCCGCAACGTCGGTCGCAAGGCGTTCGATCTTTTGATCGACCAGCACGCCCCCACTGCTGCTGACCGTAAGGAAGCGGAGAAGCAGGGCGGCAACCCCGATTCGCTCCAGTGGTCGCCGAGTACGTTTCCTCAGGCGCTGGTAGCTGCCAGCATCATCCACCCCAAGATGACCCAAGAAGAAGTGCAGGAGATCTGGGATGACCCTGACTGGGGTGGCGACGAGCTGACGCAGTTGTTCTACTGCGCCCTTGGTGCACAGCAAAAGTCGAGGATCGTGCGAATGGGAAACGCCTGAGGAGTGATGCGGTCTTCAAGTTGGAGATGGACTACTGCGCTCCAATAGGACTGCCTCACTCCAAGTTTCTCAGTTGGAACCCTGATGACCAGGACAAAGCGATGGCTTGGGTCGTGGAAAGTCGTCGCGCCTGTCACCAGTGTGGTACCGTCTCAGATGAATGGCTTGACGAAGAGGGTAGAGACCGGGAACCCCCTCCATTCGTCGCCAAGAGTCGCTACTGCGCAGGGTGCCACGCAATCAGGCAGCTCTCAGAGGAGATCCCGGAGGATAGAAAGTCCTTCACTCACATTTATCTTGAGCCGTGGAGCGAGGAATGGGATCTCAGCTCGTAAAGATCGCACTACAGGCAGATGTCGGCGGGTTTGTTAGCGGGTTCAGTCAAGCCGAAGGTGCAGTCGGTAAGTTCGGTGCGACCCTCAGTGGTCTGACCCGTATCGGTGGTGCTGTCGGCAGTGCGATCGACGCTGTAGCTGAAAAGGCCAGAACCTTTGCCAAGCACGTTGCGGCAGGAGGCATAGCCGGTACAGCGTTCTTTGGTGGCTTAGGTATCGCTGCTGCACAGCTTGAAGTTCCTATGAGGAACGTTCAGACCCTGATGGGTAAGGGGTTTGGTGAGAAGCAGTTCCAGCAGATGACGCAAGACATCATCAACATGAGCCGCCGCTTGCCGCAATCAGCAGTCGAGCTGGCGAACGGCATGTACGACATTGCCTCGTCAGGGTTCGCTGGCGCAGAGGGAATGAAGATCCTAGACGTCAGTGCTACGGCTGCCGTCGCCGGTCTCACCAGTACGAAGAACGCCAGCACCGCTGTCACCGCAGCCCTGAATGCTTACGGTAAGGGCGCAAGTGCTGCCGGAGACATGTCAGACATCCTGTTCCAAACTGTGAACTTGGGTGTCGTCAGCTTCGAGCAGTTAACGGGCGTCATCGGTGACGCCGTTGGTACCGCTGCTGCTGCCAAGGTGAACTTCGCCGAGGTGGGCAGCGCCATCGCCACCATGACCCGTAGCGGTATCAGCGCCGAAGAATCTGGCACCAGCCTGAACCGCTTGCTGCAAAGCATCATCGACCCCAGCGATGCGCTAGCCGGTGCCATCCGTGGCCTGGGCTACGAATCTGGTGCTACTGCCTTGGAGCAGGACGGCCTGCGCAAGGTCATGATGAAACTGATGGAGGCCAGCAAGGGCAACATCGGCGTCCTATTGCAATGGTTCCCAGAGATCCGTGCTGCTCGTGGCGCACTGGCCCTCATGGCCAACGAGGGCAGGACCTACAACGAAGTAGCAGCAGGCATTGAGGACAAGAACAAGCGTGCCGGTGCCAGCCAGCGGGCCTTCGCCATCCAGAGCCAGTCAGCAGTGGCAGAGTTCAAGCTGTTCATCAACAGCCTCAAGGCTGCCGGTATGGAGATCGGTCAATACTTCCTGCCAGCGGCCAAGCTGATTATCTCTGCTGCTACTTCTATCACCAACGTGTTCGGCAGTATGTCCGCTCCCATGAAGCAGGTCATAGCATGGGCTGGACTGCTGGGCAGTGCGCTGACCGCACTAGGCGGTATCTTCCTGGCATGGCGCTTGAAGACCGCCGTGATGAATGTGGCCCTGCAAGGCATCGGTGCCGGGTTTAAGGCAGTAGGAGAAAGGTCTGCCGGAGCAGGCGGCATGCTGAGCCAGTTTGGAACTAGGCTCTCCAACACGCAGGGGCCGTTCGGTATCACCCGAGCCGTGCTCGGCAGCACCTTCGATTTGTTCGGTAGGTTTGGTGAATCCGTTGGCAGGGCTGGCAACAGGATCACTGAGTTCGGCGGTCACATGGGTCGGGGCGGAGGGCTCGTCTCCGGCTTCGGCAATACCCTCAAACGAGCCGAAGGTGCCAGCCATGCACTGGCTGGAGGCTTGGGCGCAGTAGGCAAGGCTGCCTCTTCACTGGTGGGCATCCTGCCTGCGGCGGCAGCGGTGGGCATGGCATTGTTCAGTGCCTTCCAGCAGGGCAAGGCTTCCGCTGACGCCATGGCTGAAAGCCTCACCAAGAACATGAACGAGAAGGACCCCGTCAGCCTTGTAAAGAACTACGACAAGGTGCGGGCAAAGCTGGACGACGTAAACAAAGCTCTTGAAAAGCCGCATCAAGGTGGCATCTTCGATCAGATCGTCGAAAGCGCCAAGCAAGCCGCAGTCAACATTGCGGACGAGACCACCAACATCGTCGGCATTGACGCCATCGATACATCGTCGTGGGACAGACAGTTCCAGCTAGATTCTCTGAACAAGACAGAGAAGAAGATCGTCAACACCATGCACAACATCTCCAAGAACGCCACCGAAGTGTTCAACACCATGCACCCAGAAGCTGCACTGGGCCACGGCAAGATGCTAGGACTGGACAGCCAAGAGCTGATCTACATCGCCAGGGTGGCCGAGACCACCGGTGTTGACCTCACCAAGGCGTTCAGCAAGTCGGGGCCAGAGCGGCAGAAGGCTATGCAAGAAATCCAAAAGATGACTGGCTTCATGGGGGATATGGGGAATACTGGCACCGCCGTCAGTGCTGCGATGGTGCAGCAGTACGCCGCTATGGCCAAGGCAGCCGACAAAGCTGCCGAAGGAGCGGCCAAGGCATTCACCAAGAGCTTCGATTTGTTCAAGTCAGTCGACCCTAGCAAGACGTTCGGCCAGATGCTGGGTGGGGAAGATACCACTCTGGTTCCAATGCAAGCTCAGATCGCAAACTTCTACGCAACATCGCTTGAGACGGCAAGGAAGTTCTACGACGGTATCAGTGAGATGCAGAAGCGTGGTGCCGATCCTTCTGTCATCCAAAAGATGTTGCAAGCTGGCCCCGAAGCTGCCGGGGCAGTAGTGCAGGCGGCAGTGGAAGACACCACCAACGCGACGATCCAAGTTCTTAATGCCGGTGAGTCTGCGCTACGACAGTTCAGCCAGCGTGCAGCAGAAATCGCTCGCCTGACACAAGCAGCCATCAGCGACCCCACCGATAAGAAAGTGCAGCAGCTTGGCGATGCAATACAGATCGCCAACGAGAAGATGACGCAAGGCGGCTTGGCCACTACTGAGTCTGTTGCGAAAGCCCTGCACATGGACCCCGCCAGCGTCAATGAAATCGCACATAACTTCGGTATGGGGCTGCGAGGTGCCATCAAACCAGAAGAAATCTTCAAGGGGTTCATCACCGAAGGCGAGTCTGGCCCGGTCAGTCAGTTCCAAACGCACCTGCTGGGTGTTGTTGACGCCATGCGGCAGTTCACTGGTACGCAGCCTGAGACCATCATCAGTTTGGCTAAGGGTCTTGGCAAAGTCCTGAACATGCCCGACGTCACGCCTGGTGAACTAGCCAAAAAGCGTGAGGCTATCGAAAAGCTGTACAACCAAGCGGCAGAAATCCCTGGTCAACAAGACAAAACCATCACGTTCAAGATCCTCGGTGACGAGATCGCCAAGGACAGAATGCGGGACGTACTTAACGCAGCCTTTGGTCCTGGCCGTGAAAACCAAGGGGCCAGAGGTCTCACCGCACAGCAGATAGATTTCATTGTCGGTTTGCAGGGCGACGCAGAGGCCATTGCGAAAATCGGAGCTATCTCAGCGGCACTAAACCTGACCCCACACGAACACGCCGTCATGCTGCGAGCACTGGGCACCGAAGAGGCCATCCACCAAGCAAATCTGCTGGACGCAGCTATCGAAGTGCTGCACGGTAAGAACCTACCCATCACCGCCGATGCCGTACAAGCGATTATCGCCAGTGGTGAGGCGCAAGACCACATTGACGGTGTGGAGCAAAAGAGCGTTCCCGGTATCGCAGCAGATCCTACTGCTGCCCAGCAAGGGGCGAGGGATGCACAGGCTGCCATCGACTCAATCCAAGGGAAAAATGTACCGGTAACTGTTTCCGTTACTCTCACCGGAGAGCAGCTCGCGGTAGACACATATCGTGGTCAGGTTCTTGCCGGTGGCGGTAGTGCCGCTCGTGCGTATGCCTCTGCCTATGGAAGCCTCTGGAAGGATGGTGTTCAGGCATTTGCACAGGGCGGGATGATTGGCGATGGTAAGAAAGCCATCCTGTGGAACGAGCCTGGCACCGGAGGCGAGTCCTACATTCCCTGGGCCATGGACCGCAGAGACCGAGCTACCGAGATTCTTCAGCGTACCGCAGAGGCGTTCGGCTACTCACTGGTGCGTGGCAGTGTCAAGGCGTACGCAGGTGGCGGTATGCAATATCCCGCCCAGTCAAGCACGGCATGGACCCCTGCCAGTACGACCATCGCCACCACCATTCAGTTCAATGCGCCCATCTACGGAGACAGCGGTTTGCAAAACCACATTCAGAACGCCTTCGATGAGCATGACCGCCAACTCAGCATTAGGCTCCGTCAGAACAGAGGAGGCCGGTAGTGGCCATCGCACGGAGGCTGGCTGTCAACCCAGCCAACAAAGCACAGAAGTACATCCTTTATTCCAACGGGTACATCCAGCCGGTGGGCGGCGCACTGCCCGTCAACCAGGACGAAGGATCGTATGGTGGCAGTTGGACTGCCGGATCTAGTGGGGCACCCATCAGCTCTAGCTCGGATATGTTTGTCAGCTTCCAGATCTATAACTGGGCCACGCCTTCCGGCTATACCCTGGATATCTATGGCAGTGTGTGGCGGTGGGGTGGAGCGCCTGCTATTCCAGGTAGTACCAACATGCTCACCGGTGGACCTGAATATTACTTCGGGACCAACGGCGGCTTCCCTTCCCCGGTGTATGGATACGTTATCGACTTCAAGATGGACCCCACTGGTGGCGGCACCTGTTACCTGCTGCTGTACAACGGCGAGGTTGTGAGCGTCGGCACTGGTGTGACCGTGGTGCAACGTTCCGCTTTCATTCCTGACACTGCTGCCCGCATGCTGCAAATGGATTGGACCAGCAAGCGGTATTGGATCCTAGACAACCTGGGCCGAGTGGGATCGTACAACGGCGGTACCAACCAAGCCGTTGAAGGCTATACGTTCCCTGCCTACATCTGGGGACGGGGTGGTCTGTACGGCCAGGGTGGGTTCCGCCTGTACGACTTCAGCACCACAGAAAAGGGCTGGGCCATGGACGCCTTCGGGCGGGTGTACGCCATCGATGGTGCACAGGCCGCACCGGGTTTCAACTTCACACCCAACGCCCGGCAATGGGTGGACATGGATATCATCGACGACGGCCAAGGCGCGAACCCGCTGCGCTTGGTACAGCTCACCTCAAGCGGAACACTGTACGAATACGTTGTGAGCACCCCACCTTCCGGGGCAGTCATCGAACCTGCCGGTACGCTGACCACGCAGACCAAGCCGTGGGTCGGCTGGCAATACACCGACCCAGAAGGCGACGCACAGTCTGCATGGCAGGTCAAGATCATTACTGCTGCGGTGTACGGAGCAGGCGGCACCGTCAACGAGGTGCAGTCGTTGAACCAAACCGGTGCGCCTACCGGTGGCAACGTAGTTCTAGGGTTCCGCACGACACCGACTTCACCGGTTGCTACCACTGCCACCATCGCTAACAACGCCAGTGCTGCCACCGTACAGACGGCGCTACAAGCCCTGCCCAACATCGGCAGCGGTGGTGTGATCTGTACCGGTGGACCGTGGGGTACTGCACCAATCGTGTGTACGTTCAGCGGCCCGACCATGGCGGGGACAGACTGGCCACCGATCTTCATTAGCAAGAACAGTTTCACCGGTGGTAGCAGCCCGACCATTGCTATTACCACGACCACGAACGGTAGTGGTGGCAGCTTTGACCCGACTACTGCTGCCAGTGTGTTCTCAGCCTCGGGTACGGACAGTTCTACCCGAGTGCGGTCCACCGTAGACCTGGCCAATAGCACTACGTTCCGTGCCTACGTACGAGTGACCGATACTTCTGGCAAGCAGAGTACGTGGTCCTACAGTCAGTTCACCACTGCCTACACCGTGCTGAACGTTCCCACCGTACTGCCGACACCACTGGGCGGGCCGCAGGGAATGTTCCTCCGAGTGTCTGCCACGACCGGTGCGGGCCTGCCGGGCACGGCCCGCTTCGCAGTGCAGTACCAGGACGCAGGTTCCACCGTGTGGTACAACGTGCGCAACGGCAGCGTCCTCACCCCTGACGGTGCAGGTGTAGCCACCGTCGCAGACTTGGATGCACCGTTCAATGTGGCACGCAGCTACCGGGCCATCACCTACATCTACGACGCTGCCGCCGACGCTTGGAACGGCAGTGGGTGGTCCGCTACCGCCAGTGCTACCAACACCGGAACGTGGGCGCTCACCAACCCGGCAGACGTTTCGCAGATGCTGGTTCCTCGACTGAAGACAGAACTCTCGTTCGAACGTCCTACCGTGGGCACCGTGTACACACCAGTGAACAGGCTAGACCCCGTGGTGCTGACAGACGGCGCTCCCAAGCTGCCGAGCTTCACGTTGGGCATCTGGGCGCTCGACCGTGCCACCAGGGTCGAACTAGAAACCATGGCTGCCAGCAACGCCGTGCTGCTGCTGCGCACGCCTTTCGGTGAGAACTACTACTGCCGCCTGATTGGCTCATGGAAGGCAGACCTCATGCACCTGTCTCCGGTGTCGGGTGAGACCACGCTCATCCGGGACGCACGAGAAATCTCCCTCCCCATGCAAGCGGTCAAGCGACCCAAGGTTGGCCCCACCACCGGGCCACTGGCGGAAGTCTGATGGTAGCCCTCGTCTCAGAAGCATTCAACCTGGCGCTCAAGGAAAGCCATACCGTCATCTCACAGTTGATCATGAAAAACGGCACCTCCACCATGGCGCTGGACATCGTTAGCGGCAATGTCAAGCAGAACTATGACGCCGTCAGCCGTTGGGCAACGGACGTTGAGTTCTTGGTACCGGAGTCGTACGTCCCCAGTGACTTGCAGAACTTGTTGCAACA